ATTTGGATCAAAAGCTTCTTTATCCTTACCTGACCACTCAGCACCGCCAGACTGAGTGATGATATTTTGTGGTTTAATATTCCAGTCCAGCTCATAACGTTCAATACCATCGCCCTCAATGATATTTTTCCCCGTTGTGATTGCCTGAACGGCAAGCCATTCAATACGTGCACGAATAGCTTTAGCCTGATTTACAATCGCCTGTTTAACTTTAATATTACGCGCTCCAAAAGCATTGTATTGCTCAGGTGATACACCAGCAGGGCGCACAGCTAACTTATTTGGATCAATGCTGCTTTTCGGTTTCATATAGCCAGGGCGAATTGTTTTTGATTCGTATCCCTCATCTCGTGAAACTTTACTGCCCACCATAGGAGAGCAAAACGCCGCGATCGGGATATTTGGATCGTCGATCGTATCAAGAATAATGTCTCTCGATTCAAACATTACCGAGCGAGTGAAAAACAAACTGGTAAACAACGCATTTAATTTTTTTTGCACATCTTCAGCATTAGCCACCTGCACAAGCTGTGTAGGCGAATATAAGTCAACCATACTCATCCTCTTTACATTCATTACAAATAATTGTGAATATATTCTATTACCGATGTCTGCTATGCGAATACATGCAACCAAGTGCAATGTTGTATAAAATATGCCGTGACAACTTCAGTGCTGATAATTCGTGTTAATGTATTTACTTCCTTTGGTCGGGATTTATGTAGCATGCCGGAAAATCTATTTTTTTCCGGCATCTTTTTGTTTGCAGAATTTAAAACGGTATATTATCGCCGTACGGATCATCATTCCCCGACTGTTGTTTTGCCCTGTTCAGTGCGTCAGTGGCCTGCCCCTGCTGGCCTTTTTTGCCGCCCGGTCGCGCTGTTCGCGCACTGATCACGCTGTCTGCGATAACCTGCCAGCCCTGCCGCGTTTCGCCGTTCTGGCCTGTCCACTGGCTTACCTGCATGTTACCCGCCACGCTCACCAGTTCGCCTTTGTGGTGTTTTGCCAGTGCGTCGGCCTGTCTGCCAAACGCCAGGACGGATAACCACATCGTCGCCGTTCCGTCATCTGCCTGGCTGCACGGAAGGGGGACTGCCATACTAGCCATCGTCATTTGTGTACCCTTGCTGGTGGTCTTTAACTGCGGGTCAGCCACCAGCCGCCCGTAAGCCGCTATCTGTGCTGTCATGCTGTCTGCTCTCCGGTTTTAACGTTGATGGTTGTCACCTGTTCCGCTTCGGCAATCTCCCGTTCTGTCAGCGTGGCAAAGTTTGCAGCTGCCGTTGTCATGAATGCGCTAATCAGTTCTGGATGTGCTTTCGCATATCCTTCCCCGGCGTTGCGGTCGATGATTTTTATCGACACCCTTAACCAGTGTTCCGTCAAATCAAGGGCGTGCGATTGTGATTTTTTTGTGTGCTTCGCTGTCATAGGCTTTATCTCACAGCAGTAAATTAAAATTTTTGCGTTTTAACCCTTCACCTGTTCACCTTTTGATATTTTATCTTTTAATTCATAATGTTAAGGGGTGAACAGTTTCACAAAAACTATTCACCAACTGTTCACCACTGTTCACCCTTGAAGCTCAATAAACAATCAAAAAGGTGAACAGTGAATAGTTTGGTGAACAGTTCATAAATAACTGTTCACCCTATAATATACTGATATAAAAGATATTTATGACAGGGTGAACAGTGGTGAACAGTTATTCCATAAGTTTAATTTTTGCTGTCGTCATTAGTGACCGATACACATGATGGCATCCAGTCTTCTGATTCCTCCGTCAGTGTCACGTTTGAACGCAAACCGTGCTTCGTTTTCCGTTTCATATACTCCCTGCCATATTCCGCCATTGCCCCCGGCATATCTTTACCGAAGCGCGTCAGTGTTACAGGTTTACCAAACCCATGTGCCCTCATATAAGCCAGATAGGCATGATAGAGATACCTGCGTGGGCTGAATGGCACAATTTCAGCATTACCCACTAACAGGCCATCACACATTACCGACGCCATGAGATAGCCGCAGAAGTCCACCAGCGAATCCCCCTCTCGCTTTATCGCCAGTGCTTCTTCAGATTTCTGCTGCTCATATAACAGGCGTCTGGCTTCGTCCTGGTCAGCAAACCGTGTAAGCAGATGGCGAATCACTACCGCCAGCTCACCTTCTATTTTTTCCGCCAGCATCGGATCGCGTTCGTCCTCCGGTACAACTTCCGAAAAATTGAATATCACCCGACGACGTGAGATCCCCCCGCTGCGGTCACTGAATGACATGGCGTTATTGTTAACCGCCAGCACTACTGCCGGAATACGCGTTGAGTAGGGGGCTTTGTGTTTCGGGTCAATTGCCACCTTGTCACCGCCTGTAATGGCCTTAATTCCTGCCCCATCACCAGCGTAGCGGGTCATATCCGGCATGATAATCAGCGAAAAGCCAACCACTAACGCGCGTTCCCTTGCATCTTCCAGCGCCTTCATGCTTGCCGATACTGTGTTGGCCTTACCCGCCAGCATGGTGCAAATCTCCGCCATCACGCTTTTACCACTTCCTCCTGGACCTGTTACCTCAATGAATAACTGCCAGTCGTACCTGTTCGCCAGCACCATGAATAATGCAGCCAGTACGCGATCCGCCTTGCAGTCATTCTCAGCCACCGAACGGCGTAACCACTTCCAGAAATTCGGCGCATGTGTTGCCAGCGTTTCCCCCTCTGCTGGTGGGCTGAAAGGTAATTCACTGGCAATTAACAACCAGTCGTTTTTGTTATGCTCCCGAAAATTACCTGTTCTGGTATCAAATACCCCGTTACTGAATCCAATCAGGTTACGGGCTGTATTCCCCATAACAGGCAAACTTAACTTCATGGTATCGACCGCCGATTTAATGGCGTTCTGCGAATAGCTGATCTCCGCATCAATGAAAATCTGTGCCATAGCTCGCTGTAATTCTTTATCCTGTACTGGCTCCCATACAACGCCGTTGTAATGGTGAACAGTGTCAGAGTCAGCATGAATCGCCAGTTCACCGCCATAATGTGCCAGGAGAACTTCGCCGCGTTGACTTGCTCCCATCTGGTTAAGCGCCAGTGATGAAGCGTTATCGTCTTTTACCCGCTCTTTTTTCTTTACAGGCAGTTCAACTACCTTTTTCTTTTCCGCCAGCTCTGCCCGTTCACGTTCCAGATATTCGCGCCAGTTCTCCCGTTTCTGGCTGTGCATTCCTTCAGGGTAATAATCAGCATCCCTGACACCTGCCGCTGCCAGTTTCTGCCCGATGGTATTAACAAGCCCCGGACGCAATAACCCCGCCTGATAGAGACGCACGCGATAGCGTCCGTCCGGTACGATTTGCAGGTTGTCCAGTTCGGCAAGTTGTTGCTCTCCAAGCCAGACAGGAGGCACGTTATCGCCAGCCAGTCGCCCGTCCTGTTCCTGCCACTGCTTCGCATGTGCCCACGCATTACTACCCGCAAAAATGATGACTTCCGTCATTTTGTCACGCGGCTGGTGTTTTAAATTTGGCGCTTTTTTCATTTCTGCTCTCTCCACGCGGCAATCATGTTTTTCAGCTCCTGTAGTTTTTTATCAACATCCATACATGACACATGGTTATTTCTGGAAGGCGGGATTTCCCGCCGGAATCTGCAAATAAAGATCTCCACGTTCAGCGAACTATGAAATGAATAGCCATCACGAATAAAATACACACGGTCAAACATCAGTTCTTTTACCGTTACTCTGTTACCGTTCTTATCCAGATAAATAGCGCCGGGGATAATTTTGGGGTGTGCATAACCGCTGGCAGTCAAGCCAGATATATATGTTCTCATGATTATTTATCCCCGATTTGAATCAGTATTCGCTTTCTTTATGGCATTTAATGCATCTGTGGCATTTTCAATGGTGCACCGTAACGAAATATCAAACTGCCCAAGCATTGCCAGTAACAAACCGATATTACCCATATCAATGCGCATGGCCTTTTCGTCATAGTCCTCATTTTCTGACGCATGCCACATCAGGCTACCAATTGACGCAATACCCATTGATATATTGTCAGTAGCCCCATCCGCAGCGGAATAAACCTTTTTAGCAATATCATGCTCACAGTTAAAATGCGGATTAATCAGGTACTGGTAATTTGACATATCAGGCATGGCACACCCCCTGGCGAATACGGGCGGCGAATACAGCAACACAACCGGACGGGCAGCGGTTACGCGCTTCACGTTCCGTCCAGGCGGTGACGTGGATGATTTGATGGTCTGACGCGCCAAAGATGATAAAGCGCCAGAGAAAGGCGGTTTGAGAATGTACAAGGGTAGGGATAGTAGCCATGTTGGCAGCCTCCTTTGACAGTGAAGAATTTCCACCGCAGGAAACGCCAATTTCGCTGGCGGTGGACTGAACGGGGTTGGCGTAACCGGCGTCAAAGGGAACCGGCGCTTCCGAAGAAGCCCCCGCCCAGCCCACCATAACTTTGATGTGAGCGAATGCGGACGATAAAAAAGACGCTGGCGCGTCATATATCGCCTTTGACATTTCCAGGACGCCAATCCCGGCACCAGATTTTGCTGGTGCGGATAAATCATAGCCCTGGCTTGCAGTGGCGATCAACTGGTTTTTTACACCCGCTTTATTCAGGTTGTGCGAGTCCCGCCCTTGCGGGTGTCTGGTATAATTTCTCATAGCTGCCTCGATACTGTTGCTATCGTTGGTGGTTAGACGCCCTGCATGTGTGCCACCACTGCGGGGCGTTGTTGCTTGGTGCATCGCACCATTCGTTTTTAACCTATCAGCAAGTGAATCGCACTTCAAGCCTTTCTCTGAAATTTTTTTTGTGTATACTGAATCGCACCAACTTAGAGAGGATTCAGTAATGGCAACAGGTTCAACAAATAATAAGTCGCAACAGTTAAATGCCAGATTCCCGCATGATGTTGTTGCAGACTTAGAAAAAAATTTAGATGAAGGTGAAAGCAAGGCGCAATTTATAGTTACTGCCGTTAAAGGCGAGATCAAACGCCGCCAGCGCCGCAAGGCCAAAGAGCAGGAGTAACCATCACCAGCGCCGTGGTGTGAGTAACTACGGCGCATTGCTATGCAGGACAACACAATGACCGATAAAGAATTGACCAAAACATTATCACCGGCACGGAAAAGACGGCGCAGAAAGATAGAGCATGAATCAGAAAGATTCGCGCCATGTGCTTTTGCTCTTGAGAAATTCCTTAAAGAGCACAGGAAAAAGCTCTCGTTGCAAACCTTGGAACGAACCAAATCTGACTGATCACATTGCCCACCAGCCGCAAATGTGGCATTGTTGGTGATGCGTTCAAGTTTAGTGTGTATCCATTGGCGACCGCCCCCGGTCGCCTTTGTTTTATATGTCATATGCTCCCCTTTACGCTGCCTTGCCTGAATTAATGCGATCCCGGCTTTTAACCCATTCCATAACCTCGGACAGCAGCCAACCTACAGAACGACCGCCCAGATTACGGCGTGACGGGAAATTCCCTTTTTTCTCCAGTTCATAGCGTGTAGTGCGACACACTCCAGTTAACTTACGACATTCATCCTCACGGATTACGCGATCTTCATTTATTTCACGCATACAAAAACCTACATAAAAAATTACGTATATAAACTTTTCTCTTAGCTGTAGATATATGAGATCGGATATTACTTAGATTCTTTTTTCACCTCTTAAATTAAAAACACAACCTTGCTAAAGGCTTTGTTCGCTAAGGTTCGTAGAAGCTCGTTAGTGTTTAAAATCGTGTCACGAGTTTTTAAGCGATGCAACAAAAAATGTCGTTACTTGGCATTGCGCTTGAATTATCTCATTAAAAACAAATAGATAAACCATCAAGTGTTGGAACAATCAAGAAACAGAGAATAAAAGTTCAGAAGAAGACATTCCAATTTTTTGATGGTTGACATATATAAAGCGAAGATATTTGCAGATATTTTCCGATATTCTACGATTTATTCACGGCTGTAATCTCTTAAAGAAAAAACAGCCGTAATTTGTCAAGAATTTTGGGGGTAAATTCGCGGGGTCATAACAACGATTTTTTCATCATTGTTCTGGAGAAGCTCGAGACGGTCTACCCATAGATTAAGAGCATCACGTTTTGCATCAAGATAACGGGAGTGGTTATAGACTCGTTGCATCCCCGGCATCTGGTGGGCGGTAAGCTGCTCGACAATATGCGGATCCACGCCTAAATCGTTCAGCATGGTTGTAAATGTGTGCCGGATGTCATGCAACGACCAGGGGGCTTGATTAATGCGTCTGTGTGCCGTTCTTCCGTACTCTGCTACGGATGATTGCCCTTTCAGTTCTCCAAGCAATAAGCCCGTGTGCCTGTTCTTCTCCACCAGCTTCATGACAAACGGCAAGATCGCTTCCGGTATTGGCCTGAATATTGCTACCTTCGTTTTGCTGTGTTCTTTCGGCACAGTCCAGAGCATTTCTTTAAAATCCCATTCCTGAACCTCGGAGCGTCTTAGCTCAGTGGTACGGCATCCAAAGACAATCAGAAGGCGAATTAAGGCGCTGTAGTACGGCGGGAAAATTTTTTCATCCAGTGCGCGGAGTAGCTCGCCAAGCTCCTTGTTTGTTAGCACTCGCTCGCTTATTTCTGCTTTTTTTCCCACATCACCTACGACCATATCATCAAGAACGTTACTGACGGCGTAGCGACGTTTACGGCAGTACTTAAGCGCCTGCTTGCATACCTGCAACAAAAAGCCGGCTGATACCGGATTACGCTTAGCAAGCTGGTCAAAACAGGCCAGCCAGTGGCGTAACTCGCATTTATCCAGCGGCATAGCACCAATCTGGCTGATTATGTGCTTATTGATCCGGCTTTTCAGTGATTCGTGGTCAGTGCGCTTTTCCTTCGCGTATGACTCAAGCCAGTAAGTGATCGCGTCCTTAACCGTTACAGGTGCTAACGCTTCCTGCACTGTGTGATTAAGCTCATGGCGTGGATTTTTCCCCTCCGCCAGCCAGGCGCGACACTGTGCCGCTTTTTCTCTGGCTGCTTTCAGGCTCAGATCGGGATAGTTGCCCAGTCTCAGGCGTTCCGGTGATACCTGCCTGCCAGTTCCGGCCCTGTAAGTGAAATACCAGGTTAACAGGCCATTGGTTGAATGCCTTACGCTAAGGTTGCCACCATCATTAAAAAAGGTGTTTTTTGTGGTTGGTGATCCGCTTAATTTTCGTAAAAGAGTGTCGCTAAGTCTATGAATTGCCCTGCTCAT